ATATCCCATTTTAGCGGTATCCCTCTAAGCAACCGGCGGCCCAGGTCGCCATTCAACCAAATCACTCAGAACCAAAGGTGCAGCAATGAGTTTTTCAATCACGTTTCTGATTATCGGGCTGGCGGCGCTCGCTGCCGGGGGCTGGTATTTGCGTCCAATCCTATGCGGGAAGGTCAAGGCTCAAATCGCTGAGTGGAAGCCTGGCAGAGTCTGGACTCCAGAGCCTTGCGATAAGCTGCCAGCAACGCCGCCACCTAAACCGGGGTCTGAGCCATGATAGTCACAGAGCAAGAGGCAGCCACCAAAAGCTGTCCGTATTTCGACAAGAAGTGTGAAGGCAGCGGCTGCATGGCCTGGGAGTGGCATTACCAAAGACATGGCTGCAGCAACCCGAAAGGTTTGGAGCCGGTGCCCACCAGAACAGAAAGCGGCTCATGCTCAAGAAATTGATCACCAGCCCTCCCGGTGGTAAGCTATAGGCTCTCCTGTGGTTGGGAATCGGAATGAGGCGGGATTAATTACCCCGCCGAGTTCTTCCGGTTATCTGGCCAAGGATCAACCAATCGGAGCCCGTCATGTCAAAATCCTCAGCAACAATCCGTAAAGAATCCTTAGTCTCAGCAGAACACGCCCGATCTATACTGGACTACGATCCAGGCACGGGTATTTTCACGTGGAAGAAGCGCGCCGGAAAGACTCCTGATGATAATCGCTGGAATACCAGAAATGCTTGCAATGAGGCGGGAGCTACCCATTGTGGTGGGTATAGAGAGATCTGCATAAACGGAAATAGATTCCTATCCCATAGACTAGCCTGGCTTATTGATACTGGCGAATGGCCAAAAGATCAGATCGACCACATAGATGGCGATCGTTCAAATAACAGGAGATTAAATCTCAGGCAAGCAACAGACAGCGACAACAGAAAGAACCAGAAGATACGTTCAAATAACTCATCGACCGTTATGGGCGTCTCTTGGAGGCCAAAATATGGTGCGTGGAGAGCAAGGATTAATGTTAATAAAAAGGATGTGCATCTAGGTAGTTTCAGGGAGTTCTCTGATGCTGTTGAAGCGAGAAAGCTGGCCGAAATCATGTATGGATTCCATCCAAATCATGGCAGGAAATCGTGAGTAATCTTCTAGATTGGGAAACCATGACGGACCAGCAAAAGCTGGCCGCCAAGGCACTAGCTGAGACCTCCCTATTGACCTTCATGCGGATCTTCTGGCAGTTCGGCCAGGGTGAGCGCATGAAGTGCAACTGGCACGTCAGGTATCTGGCGTCAATACTTCAGGATGTACTTGAAGGCAATCGGCGCAATGTCATATTCAACGTGTGCCCTGGCGCTGGTAAAACAGAGATGTTCTCTATCGCCCTGCAGGCATACGCCAGGCTCGTGACCCACAACGCTGGCCGCCGCTGCCGATTCCTTTCCCTTTCCTACGCCGATAGCCTGGTGAAGCGCAACTCCAAGCGTGTCAGGGATATGATCAAGTCCCGAGAATTCCAGTTTATGTGCCCGTCAGTGTTCGCATCAGACGCCATGGACGAATGGTCTATTGTTGATGACAGGGGGCGCACGTCCTTCGAGGTTGTGTCTAAATCAACCGGGGGTCAAGTGGTCGGCTCCCGGGCTGGCTTCATAAACCCCGAATTTACTGGCGCGATAGTCCTTGATGACCCATCTAAACCAGACTTTATGTTCTCCCCTGTTCGTCGAGACGCGGCCAATCGCCTGCTGGTAGATACTGTGCGTTCACGCAGGGCTGACAAGAGCAAGGACACGCCGACACCTATCATTCTTATCATGCAGAGGCTGCACAAGGAGGATGCTTCTGGCTTCCTTTTGGGCGGCCATATGGGTATCGATTTCGAGAGGATCGTTATCCCTGCGCTGATTGATCAGCAATACATCGACGCGTTACCGGAAGGAATCAGACAGCATTGCATGGAGGACATTTGCGGAACCGAACAGATAGACGGCAAGTGGTCCTTTTGGCCGGAAACCGAATCAATATCTGGGCTAATGGCGCTTCAGAACGCAAATAAATACACCTTCGCATCACAATACCTACAGGAGCCAATCACGATCGGCGGCCAGATCATAAATCCAGATGGGTTTGTCTGGTATGGCGATGGTGGCGATATAGATAGACCGATTACGATGGAATACCGCTTCATCACCGCCGATACCGCGCAAAAGATACAGGACCACAACGACTGGTCGGTGTTCTGCTGCTGGGGCGTGTGGATGGGGAAGCTCTATCTTATGGACCTTCTCAGAGATAGATGGGAGGCGCCAGAGCTCAGGGTGAATTTCATCAACTTCATACAGAAGCAATGGGGTTTAAATACCACCGGAAACCATGGGGTATTGAGAAATGTTTACGTAGAGGACAAAGTGTCAGGCAGCGGCATGATACAAGAGGCAGCCAGGCACGCTCCGCTGCCGATAACTCCAGTGCAGCGCGGCGCAGGCCAAAACAAGCTGGTTCGGGCAATGGATGCGTCACCCCAGGTCGCCATGGGGAACGTATGCCTTCCTGTCGGCGAACCCTGGGTGATGGGGTTCGTAACAGAAGTCGGATCATTCACTGCCGACGACACCCACCAGTTTGATGACCAGACTGACAACCTTCTCGACGCAGTGGAGATAGCAATCACCCGCCCAGGGCAATCAGTCGTAAATATGTTACTATCCAGCAAACAGCGAAACAGAGCAGGGCTATAGCATGGCGAGCAAAATTGTAGGAATAGTGAGCACCGCATTTACGCAGCTTGACACCGGGGCTCCCGGATCTGAGCTGGCCATTGACATGCAGAACAATAGCGACGCGACGGTCACTGTTGTTTTTGCAGCAACTCTGCCGGCTGTCGGCACCGATGGGTATCTGGTCAAGCCAGGGCAGGGCGTGGTGCGCAACGGGCACACCGGCAGCATGTGGGCCAAGACCGGCGGCGGAGTGTTCGCTGCTGACGTAGTAGTGGGCGAATAGCATGGTCGATTTTGTCAACGGTACGCCGTTTGGGTTTGGGGTTAATGCGCCGGGAACTTTTGTTCCTCCCCCCTTGATGCATATGCCTCTTGAAAGCGATTTGAGTCTGCGGCGGGGTGTTGGATCTGCTACGTTTACGCGAGCGACTGAAAAAAGATTCGTTGATAAAGATGATGGATTGATAAAGGTTGCTGCGATAGATGTGGCGGCGTTTGAGGCTAGCGGCGTATTGATTGAGGGGGCTAGCACAAACCTGCTCTTGAGGAGTGAGGAGTTTGATAATGCTGCTTGGGGTAAGACTGCCTCAAGCGTGAGCGCGGATACTGACACCGATCCATCTGGATCGGTTACGGCAGATAAATTGGTCGAAGACAATACATTGAGCGGGCATGCTATTACGCAAGCCATAACGCCGCTATCTGCCACTGCGTACACGCTTAGCGTGTATCTAAAGAAGTCAACCAGAGATTTCGGCTTCGTTGGGTTGAACGGTGGCGGCTCTGGTGCAAGTTTCATATCGGTTAATCTAAATACCGGGGTTTTGAGTTCTGCTATTGGCTCTCCAAATGCCACCATTAGGGCTTTAACTAACGGCTGGTTTAGGGTTTCCGTTACCATCACTACGTCATCAACAGCGTCACTTTCATCGGATGTAAGGTTAAGTGAGGATGGAATATGGGATAATAGGGTTTATGCGGGGGATGGATCTTCTGGATTCTTTTTGTGGGGCGCTCAACTAGAAGCTCTCCCCTTCCCCCCCTCCTACATCCCCACCACTACAACCAGTGTAACAAGGGCGCTAGATGACAACAGTGTAGACCCTTCTAACATCCCCGCACCTACAGAGCCTTATACGATTCATACAGTGCTTGATATTCTGGGGCTAGACTCAACCAAGAGCCAGATTCTGTTCAATGTCGATGGTGAAACGACAAGGCGCATAGCTGTAAACACAACGACAGGGCTGATAGAGGCTACACACGGGGCTGTCACGTCCGTCTCTACTACGGCTATAACTCCAGGCACTCCGATGGAGATCACATTCACGGTTGGTGGCACAAATCAAACGCTATACATCGACAAGGCTCAAGAAGATCAAGATGTGAAAGGCACGGTTACAGGAACCGCGACAAGGATCTCACTAGGGAATAACGCCGGGTCGGATCAAGTGTTTGCCAATTTCAAGCCTATTACCATATTCCGTGAGGCATTGACGGATGCACAGCAGGCAACACTATGATTGACGTTCTGACGTTCTGCCTGGATAGAACAAAGCTAGGACCGGAGGTTGCTGATAAGTTCCCGGAGAAATTCGACATGGAGACGGGGAAGTTCTTAGTGACCAAAATCCCCACACGAAAGAATGGAATCAAATCACTCTGTCTAATACGGTGCAGAGATCAGCAAGAACTGGATCAGTTAGGCGAGATCCAGGCGCTGCAAGTACTAGGGACTTATGAAGAGGTTTTTGCAGATCAGTCCAAGCTAGCAAAGTATGATTCCGTATATGACCGGACACCCAGAACGATTACGCTAGAAGATGGTGCAAGCTATGAATATACGCCTCCAGATCACATCGGGGTATTCGCGTGACAGCTAATAAACAAGGCATTATGCAGATTTTAACCAACGCGCTGATTAGCCGGTTCGCGTCGAGCTTCGGGACTCTGGACCAGAAGCACCAGCAGGCTTGGGCCGACTACGGATACAAGGAAACTCTGGAATTCCAGGATCATTGGTCAATGTTCCGCCGGTTCGGCATCGCCCGGGCCGGGATCATGCGTCCCGTCGAGAAGAGCTGGCAATCCATGCCGGCCATCCTCGAAGCCGGCGAGCCTCATGAGCAGACCGAGTGGGAAAAGAGCTTCGAGCTGTTCGCAAAAAACATCTACATGTGGAATCGATTGAGGGGTGTTGATTATCGTAACCGTGTTGGCCGCTATGCCGGGCTTATCATGATCGTCAAGGATGGCAAGACGCTATCGCAGCCAATGGGCACCATTCGCCCGGAGCAGTTCAGCAAATTCATCCCGGTGTTTGAGGGTCAGCTTTTTGTTAAAGACTGGAACCAGGATCAGACGAGCGATGCCTATTCCGAACCCGCTATGTACCAGTTTCAGGAGACCGCAGCCGGAGACCGAGACCCTAACAGCGTTCGCGCTGTAGATGTGCATCCGTCCCGTGTGATCATCTGGGCAGAAGGGGCGGACGACGGCAGCATTTACGGCGTCCCAGCGCTTGAGGCCGGGTTCAACGACCTGCAGACGATGGAGAAGATCATCGGTGCCGGCGGCGAGGGGTTCTGGAAGAATTCACGCGGGAGCCTGCACATTGATATTAGCGAAAAGGCCAATCTTCAGCAGTTGGCCCAGGCGCTTGGGACTGATTTAACCGGCCTGCCTGACGCGCTTGAAGATCAGATCGAAGCGTTCAGTAAGGGATACGACAAGCAATTGCTGACCCAGGCCATGACCTCTACTCCAACATCTGTAAATATGGGCGACCCTGAAAAGCCGTTCCAAGTTGCGCTGCAGGATTTTGCCGCGTCGATCTCCATTCCATCGACAATCCTCGTTGGCATGCAAACCGGTCGCCTTGCGTCTGGAGAGGATACCGTCGAATGGGCTCAGACCAACATGTCCCGGCGTGAAAACTTCCTGATTCCACAAATTGAGCTGACGGTTCACCGCCTGATGGAGATCGGGGCGATTGAGAGAAAGGATTTCGTTGTCGATTGGGAAAGCCTGCTCGAGCCAACGCAGTCCGATCGGCTGGGTAACGGCGAAAAGATGTCCAAGATAAATGCGGCCGGACTTGGCGCCGGGGTTATCCCGTTCAGCTCGGATGAAATCCGTGAAGCGTCAGGCTTTGAGGCTGAAGAGGAAGACGATGGGCCGGGTGATAACCTGGATGATCTGGATGATAAAGGTGATGGCGAATAATGCCTAACCCAACCCTGCCGCTCAACAAGAAAAACCCTAGCAATACCGGGCGGATCCTTCGGCGCACTGACAAGGTAATCAAGCAGCGGTTGCTTCAGGCTCAGCGGCTCGTTCTTGCCAGATTCAACTCCATCCCGTTTCGCATAGTCGATGCCGAGACCGGCGCCGTGGTTAACCGGGAGATTCGGTATATTTATGAGCTCGACGCAAACCTGATCGCTCAGACATCAGAATTTATTGAATCGATTATTGAGCAGTTCATCCTTGAGAATCGCAGCCCTGACTATTTCTTGAACCAGGCCATTGAGGACGCTTACCAGCTCGGCACCGGTGAGGCCGTCATTAACCTGGGCGGCATATCAGACGATTACAACCGGTCTATTGTCCAGGTGCTCAGCTCTCCGGCGTACCGCAGCCGACTTCAGTTCATTCAGGCTCGGTCATTTGAAACTATGGTGGGGTTTGCTGGCGACACCCGGGCGGACCTGGCCAGGGTGCTCGGTGAAGGCATGGCATCCGGGCAGAGCCCTAGAACTATAGCGAGAGATGTTCGCCAGCGGTTCGGAGTTGCAAAGTCCAGAGCTGAGCGGATCGCAAGGACAGAGGTTAACATGGCTCATCGCCGGGCCAAGTGGGAGGAGTCCGACAGCGCCAGGGATGATCTGGGAGTGTTTACGCGTGAGCTGCATCTATCGGCCTTACTGCCCACCACCAGGCGAACTCACGCGGCCAGGCATGGCACGCTGCACACCACGACCGACCAGGAGGAGTGGTACCAGAAGGACGGCAATGCGATTAACTGCCGATGCTCGACTGTTGAGGTATTAACAGACAAATCAGGCAACCCTGAAAACCCCGCCTTCGTTGCCAAAGTCAAAAAGGAAGGCAAATCCTTCTTCCCCTCAAGATAAACGCTTGACAGTAATCCATGGCTGCCCTACTCTGTATGAAACAACCACGGAGAGAGTCATGGAAATCATCAAACACGGCTGGATATACGACATCAGTCTGATCTCGTTTACGCCTGCAACGCCAACGACCTACAACCGCACGCCCGATGGCCTTGAGGAAGACCTGGGCGATGAGGGTGAGGTTGAGTTTGAAGTCATGAGCATCACCCGCGATTGCACTGAGGCCGATTATTCGGAGATCCTGAGCATTGAAGACCTTGAACTGGCGGTGATCGAAGAGAAGGCCAATGAAAACGGCTATTAGTTTCGCGGTATCGGTCGCTCTGGTGGCCGGTCCGTTTGTGGTGATGTTCTTTATGGTTACGGGATAGGAGTAAACGTAATGCTTCAGCAGGTTATATCGATAGCGCTGATTTCATCAGGCTGCGTCATATTCGTCTGGGCCTGCGCTCTACTTTTTGTCGCTAACTCTTCCATCAACGAGTTACTTAAAAACAGGTGAAATCATGAACCAAATCTACCTAGCAATGGCAATACCCGGCTACTCCCTCATGCAGATCCAGCAGGTAATGATTCAGGACTACCAGCGCAAGTGGCTGCGGATGTGGGGGCTGTGATGAGTGAAGAACTGAAGCCGTGTCCTTTCTGCGGCTGCGTTGATGTCAGGCCAGTGAAGCACTCTAAAAACTTCGATGGGACGATGCTCACAAGCATAAACTGTCAAGATTGCGGAGCGACGACGCTTGGTGATGATTCTGAAGCGGCCAGGAAGTGGAACACTCGCAACATCACCCTAGACCAAGCCAAGCAGGTGCTGGCAGAGGCGGGGATGGTGGCGGTGCCGCTGCAGGCTGACGACAAGATGAGCAGCCATATACTGACATTATGGACATCTAACTGGCATCATCCTGCAGAGCTATACCGATCCCTGATAAAAGCAGCACAGGAGAAGCCAGATGCCTAATCCCACCGATTCCACAATGCGCCTCAGCCTTGAGCGCTACGCATACACGCCCGCCGGAACTCTTGGCCGCCTGTTCGCCGGTGATAGCACGCTCTATACCATCGAGCGCCCCTGGTTGGGCAACAGGGTGCGAGAGTCCTGCATTCCCCAGGGCTACTACCGGTGCGAGCGCTACAGCTCTGCGCGGTTCCCGGACACTTGGCAGATCGTCGGAGTGCCAGAGCGGTCGCTGATCCTGTTTCATGCTGCCAACTATGCCGATGATGTCGAGGGCTGCGTTGGCCTGGGTATGTTTCAAATGGGCGACAGAGTGGCGGTATCGAATAGCAGGAAGGCTGTTGATCTGTTCCGCAGCCTCACCGCCGGGGCCGAGCGCCTGGATATTATGATCTCTCAATTTATGCCGGAGTATCCATGATGAGCGAAGCACCAGAAGGAGCAATGGTCCGTGTGTTCGGGTCTTACTATAAGATCGGCATTCATGGCAAGGTATTCCGGTTCGATGACGGCGAGTGGAAATTGAGCTCTCGGAGTCGGAATAGCATTGAGGATGCTTTTGAGGATCTGGCTGGCAAAGGGGATTAAGGGGATTATGTCATGTTAGTAGTTAGTTTTGGAGCCGGCACCAACTCAACCGCCATGCTTATAGGAATGTATGAGCGCGGAATAAATCCCGACGCGATCCTGTTTGCAGATACGGGCGGAGAAAAGCCACATACCTACGCTCATTTGGAGGTGGTGCAAAAGTGGCTCGGTGAAATTGGATTTCCGCTTATCACTACGGTTAAGAAAGTGGATTTCAAGGGAGACGTCCTGACCCTTGAGCAGAACTGCCTGAATAAAAAAATGTTGCCGTCGATCGCCTACGGATATAAAAAGTGCTCTCAGAAGTACAAGGCGCAGCCGCAAGAGAAATGGCTCAATAACTGGGGCCCGTCCAAAGCAGTCTGGAAGGACGCTCGCAGGGTCACTAAGGCCATCGGGTTTGATGCTGATGAGCCGCAGAGAGCCGCTATCGATCACAGCTGCAAAAAATACAACTACTGGCACCCGCTACTTGATTGGGATTGGGGGCGTGATGAATGCATTGATGCTATTAAACGGGCGGGACTGCCGCAACCCGGTAAAAGTTCATGTTTCTTTTGCCCCAACGCGACTACATCTGAGATCAGGGAGTTAAATGCCGTGAATCCTGAGTTGATGCTGAGGGCGCTTGAGATTGAGTCCAACGCCGAGCTAACCACCATAAAGGGCTTGGGTCGCGGGCATTATGCTTGGCGTGATGTAATCGCCACAAATGAGATGTTCCCCTATCCCGGCCAGGAGATGCCATGCGCCTGCTATGACGGCTGATCGTCTAAAAAAGAAGTCATCAAAAGCCAGCCTAACCGCTGGCTTTTTTATGTGGTATCATTTTATCAATTGAATGGAGCCATAGCACATGCCAAAACAAATCCGGGTCAACGTACAGTCAACGCTGCGAATGAACGCGGCTGACATTAGCTCGACCACTATCGAAGGCGTTGAGCACATCATCATCAAGGGCGCCAAACACATGATCGCCGACACGGTGATGAACGGCATCCTTTACACCTCTCAGGATACTTTTCAGCTTGGCGAAGACCTGAAGGCAAATGCTGCATTCATCCCAGCTCCTGCCGAGCATCCAATGGTCAACGGTGGCTTTGTATCCGCGTCGGACCCGCGCTCACTTATTCAGCACAATGTCGGAGCCATGCACCTGAATTTCCGCATTGAACAGAATCGACTGATCAGCGATGTCGCCATAAACCCAGAGGTTGCGCTTCGTTCCGACCGTGGCCGCGAGCTGATGAAGCGGATCGAGATGCAGCAGCCTGTTGATATGTCTACCGGCTTTTTCCTTCGTCGCATCGAGGAGCCCGGAACGGCGATGAACGGCGAGACCTTTGACGCCATCGCCAGCGATCTCAGCCTCGACCACTCTGCCCTGCTGCTGGAATCGCCCGGTGCCAAGACCTCTGATGAAGGGGTGGGCCTTTTTGCCAACGCCGTCAATGGCGACCGGATTGAGGTGATCACCTCCGTTCTCGAAACAAATAAGACCGCTCCCGGGTCGTTCCCGATTGCTGAAGGCGACCCGAAGTGGGATGGAGGCGCAGCCGTAGGCCGGTGGCGCGAGGCATCCGATAGCACGGAGAACCCCGGCGACCGTTACCGCCAAGGGTTTATGTGGTTCGATGAGTCACGAGCTGACAAATTCGACGCTTACAAGCTGCCGTTCGTTGACGTTATTGACGGCGAAACGGTGGTAGTCCCGGCTGCGTTGCGGGCAATCAAACAGTCTCTTGGCGGTGCTCGTGATGGGATTGAAGGAATCTCAGAATCGGATCGTGAACGCATCGGCGCCCGGGTGGGTGATCTGCTAGAAAAGGCTCAGCAGAACAACAAGGGATTCATCACCAGAGTTCTCAATGCGGTCAAATTAGCACTTAACCTAGAATCTGGTTATAATCAACACGAACTGGAAAAAGAAGGCGGCAAAATGATTGGAAATGCTGAAATGAAAAAGGGCGAAGAGGGCAAGGGAACTGGAGCTGCCGCTCGACGCATGATTAAAAAGCTCCAGGAGGAAATGACTCTTGAGGAAATAGGATCAAAAGTTGACAGGAGCGCATCAACTCTAACCGATATTCTGTCAGGAGATATTTCAAACCCACCTGACGAGCTGATTGAAAAGCTCAGAAAACTAACCCCAAACCATGACGGTAATAAAGCCATGAAAGATAAAATCCTTGCCGCTCTCAATGCGGCGGGCAAGCCGGCAGAAGGCCTCGATGATGACGCCCTGCTTGCTGCCTATAACTCGCTGCAAGCGGAAGCCGGAAAGGATGATGGAGCATCGATGGCTGATGCCGTCGCTGTTCTGCTGAAGCCTATGACCGAGCAGATTACAGCGATCAACGCCCGTCTGGATGCTGGCCCGGCCAAGCAGAAGGAAACGGATATCGAATCCATTGTCAATTCGGCCAAATACGCCGAGTTCGACAAAGACGCTCTGGCTGCTATGCCTGACGCAGCGATCGCTACCATGGCGGCCAACTGCCAAACCAGCATGAGCCTGAATGGTCACTTTGCGAAGGTCGATAAGACTGCCGAATCAACCCTGCCGGATGGAGACGAATAGTCATGGCTAAGAATGTAATTTTCCGGGGGTCGGCAGAGATCAACAAGCCCATCCTTGATGAGGCGGTTTTGGTGGCGGCTATCGCGCCGGGCTCGCTGATGATCAAAGACGCAGCCGGCAAGTTTGCTGTCCATGCGACTGCAAATGGTGGCGCTGAGGAACAGCTCTATATCCTCGACGCCAACACCCTGTTGCAGCTTCCTGTGACCACTAACGTGGCTCTCGGCGATACAGGTCAGGGCTTCGAGCCTCGACCAGGTGAGCGCTACAACATGCTGGTGGCGACCGGGCAGACTATCGATGTCCTGGATAAGCCTCTGACCAGCACCGGTACCGGGCTGCTTGATATCGCAACGCCTGCGACCGATGATGTTCTGTGCTACGCAGACGAGATCGTCACAACCACTGCCACGACTCTGGTCGCGGTTAAATTCAAGTAAGGGGCTGCAAATGTACTACTTTGATAAAACCCTTGTTGCGAATAACCGCAATCTCGCCGGTCAGTGGGATGTGGTGCAGAACCAGCGCAACACGTTCGACAACTTCGAGAAGCATCTGGCGATGATGCAAGGCCTGCAGGTTAACGCCGCTGCCATCATCCCCCAGGATGTATATCGCGAGTTCGACAACATCACCAAGAAGATCATGCGGAACGACGAGGGCGACGTAATCCTCAACGACCTGCTGCCTCTGGCCAAGTCGCTGCATGTCGGCAAGATCGAACATCAGCACCGCCAGGCGAGTGACAGCGGCAACGCGATCACCACCATCAGCGGACAGGTGCCGAACTCTCTGGACAAGGCGAATTACACCTTCGAAAAGTCGATTGTGCCTGTTCACTCTGACGGCTTCGGTCGCCAGTGGCGCGAGCTGGAAGGCCAGCGCAGCGAAGGCTTCGACGGCCTGATTGATGACCAGGAAAACAGCGTCCGCGCAGTTCGCCGTAAGTTCGTGGATTATATCCTCGACGGCGACGCCGGTGTTGTGTTCAACGGCACCTCCTGGACCGGCATCCGTAACGACTCCCGAGTTGCTGCGGTTGACCTCGGCGGCGGTGGTCTGAACGTGGACTTCACCAGCTCGGCCCTTACCGGTGCGGTAGCCCGTGACAAGTTCATCCAGGTGCGCGACACGCTGCGGATCACCAACAATGCCACGATGCCCGTCACGTTCTACGTCTCCCGCGAGATTATGAGCAACCTGGAGCGCTGGTACAGCGACAACGACAAGGGCTTTGGCACCATCCTGGCTGACCTGAAGAACCTGAACGGCGTAGCAGACATCAAGGAATCTGCCAAGCTGATCGGCAACCAGATCATCGGTATGGTTCTGAATAACCAGTTTATCCGGCCTCTGACCGGCATGGCGGTCAACACCATCCCGGTTGTGCGCAATAACCCGATGGATAACCACAACTTCATCACCTGGTCGGCGATGGGCTTGGAGATCAAGACGGACTTTGACGGTCGGACTGGCGTTCTTTACGCATCCGCTTAACGGGTAACCGGTAACTGATAGGGGGCTTCGGCCCCGCTTTTTGAGGATTTATCATGCCAAAAACAGTTAAGTGCCGTGTTATTGCGCGGAACTTGTTCATGAAGCCTGACGGCAAGGAATCAAACCGACTTCGCGAGTGTCATGTTGGTGAGGAGCTGTCTTACAAAGAGGGCTCCATGCCTCCCGCGTGGACAGGAAAGGTTGAGACCATCGCCGCTGCATCCAAGCAGAAGCCTGATGACGACCAGTCTGCTTTGATCGAGAAGCTGACCGCAGATCTTGCGGAGAAGGATCAGGCCATCGAGAAGCTGACCGCCGAACTGGAAGAAGCGACCAAGCCTGCTGACCCAAAGAAGCTCGAAAACGCCGTCAAGTAACACGACTGAACGGATAAAGGGGGGGGCTTCGGTCCCCTTTTTTGTAGGTGATTTATGGCAAACCCTTATTACTTCAAAGACGGATCCGGCGACACGATCATACCGGTGGCCGACGCGGACTTTTTCACCGATATCATGGAACTCGGCTATGAAGACGGCCAGTTCTACATCGAGTTTTTCAGCGATGCTCTTGCGCAGACACCGGTGACGCCGACCGCCGGGACGATCACCGCCAGGGGCTCGCCTCTGGGTAATGCCTATCTGACCAGCTCAGCCGACGAGGTGGTTAACGCCACCGATGTGCAGCCCGGCAATGCGCTATACACGCCTCCGCGCTTCATGGGCGCCATGACCAAGGCCAAGGTGACTCTGGCCGGAGTGGTCGGTGCCACGCACTTCCGGGCCGTAATGTGGAGGCACGACTGATGCCGTATCCTTCTAAAGTAGAAGCCGAGTTTCTACGGGCTTTTGAGACTAGCAACACAGGCACAACCGGGCTCGGGGTTTTTGTTCAGGATCAGACTACAGAAGTAATTGATCTGAAGTTACATAAGAATCTAAATACTTTTACTTTGGCTTCGGACTCCGTTCTTGACACCTTCACCCTCACGGCTTCGCCAGGGCATAGCATCCTTACGGGCAATAGTATTTGCTTTCTAGAAGGGCAGTCTTTCTCTCAGTTCGATGTAACGGACGTAGTTGGCGACTTGATTACTTTTGATTCGCCTATGGACAAGGTATACACCTCATCAGCGACAGCTATACATCACACCTTCGACATGAGAACTGGGACAGCGTCTCCTAGCGCTCCAGAGATATGGAGAATCGCCCCGATACCCGGTCAGCGCTGGGACATCGTTCGTATTATTTTAGTGATGGAAAGCACTGCGAACAACATGGATTTTACTGGTTTTGGTAATCTTTCCGCATTGACTAATGGCGCTATTCTCAGAACGAAAGATGGCGTCCGGCAAAATCTGTTTAACTGGAAAACGAACGGCGATTTTATTAACCGCTCATTTGATCATTCGTTCCAAGGGAAAACTGGAGGCGGCGGCTCAGGATTTGTGGCGAGATCAACATTCGGCGGGCAGAGCAAACGGGGAGTTGTATTGCGTTTAGACGGCGACTTGGGTGAGGAGGTGCAAGTAATGCTTCAAGACGCTACTAACGGCGCTGGACTCACCAAATTCTTTGTCATAGCCCAAGGACATGTGGTTCAGTCATGATGCCGGTTACTCCGTCCGGCGGCCTTATGGTGCTATTGCATGGCCAGGTAGTGCGGTGGCCGGTACTGATCTCCGGCATCCCTAGTGCTTTCGCCAGTGGCGCTGCCAATAAGGGTAGGACGTTGGCAGTATCTATATTTCAGGTCATCAGCCTGACCATTCGCCGCACTGAAAAAGGCTCCAGCTGTAGGCAGTGATACTCGTTAGAATACCAAGGTAAAAAATCCCACAACAACAGCCCTTCTCGCTACAGTAAATAACCGCTCTGTCGCCACCGGCGCGGCTACCGGAATATGGGGGTCACGACCCCTGGCTTGCTGTTTATTCACATGCCTGCACAGGACTCTGAGCCGAGAAGGACTCCCTTAATGCTACATGCTTTGCGAACAACCACGCGTTGAAGTTTTATGATAGACTTAATCCAGGAGGACTTCAATATGACGCACGAAATAAAGCAAGACAAGAAGAAAAAGCCCAAGGATAACGCCGGATCTGGTTTCCAGGGCCAGCCGCCACGCCTTGAGATCCCATCCCCATCTGGCGGCAAGAGATTGTCCAGGTGATCATTATCGCCCTGGTGCTTTCGTTCATCGTTGCGGGCGAATACGCCTGGATGCCGTTCGATTCTGCCGGATGGAAGTATTACCTTTTCCTTATGCATCTGGACCTCGCTCTCTTCTGGTGCCTGTCCCTGCTACCCAGAACAGATCAGATTGATGGCCTGATGACTGTCTCTTTATCTTCTGCAATATGCTGCCTTGCCATGATGTTGGTCTCCTTTCTTGTCGCATTCGATGCAGTCAAGTGGATTCCACTATACAATGCAGGGTATGAGTCATTCGGCCGGGTTTCTGCTTTACTGACGACAATTCAAGTCCTTATGCTATTTTGGGACCAACTTATTGAGCTGGGACGCCATGGACTCAATTCTGCAAGGTTTTTTCTTGATCGCATACGGGGCCTATATTATTTACAGGGCTTTCGCGGTCTCAAGGAAACGCCGGGACATGAGGAGGGAAGAGGTTGAACGCACAAGCAGCGATCACATCGACATTTGAGCAAATAAACCATGTGAAGATCGCCCTAGCATCAACAGGGGCCAGCGGCGGAGTTACCACAGCCAACGTCATCACTAACGAAGATGGTTTCCTTGAGCGGCTTTATAGCAGCGGTGTCGACCTTGCGCTATCAGGCTGGACGACTCAAGACACGCTCACCATGATAGGATTTTGCCTTACCGCATACGGGCTTTACCTGACCCGCGAAACGCTGAAGATCAGGAAAAAAGAATTGCGCATGAAATCGAGGAGACACGACGATGGCTGAGACAATCACGGTTGCAGATGTCCGGGCAGAATGCCCTAACGGCCTGACTGATGGATTCATTACCGGGTTGATTGCGTGCGTTGATGCCGCCGATGCTTGCCTTGATGCCAATGTTACAGACCCTGCGTTGCAGAAGGCAATCAAGACCGCCGGCGTGTGTTACATGATCGAGCAGCAGCAGCGCGGAAACGTCAAGAGCGAGAAGTCGCCCAGCGGCGCAAGCCGGTCCTATCGTGACACCGCGAGCAGCCTGGATACTAATTGGGGCCGCATGCTGCAGACTATCGACAAGACCGGGTGCGTGCTTGGGGTTATTAAGGCGGCTGGACCAGGCCCGCTTTTGAGGGCGATTTGATGAACGATAAAAAATATCCAATGGCATCCGCAAGCGCTGGCTCAAACCACGGATGTAAAGTTGTTTCGCTGGATGAGCATAAGGCCAAGAAAAGGCGTGAACTAGTATCCAGAATATTGGACATCCAAGCCAAGCAACTTGATGAAGGACGCGGAGTCTAATGTCCTCATTAACCGATTCGTTCGCAACCAGCAAAATCACAGTGTGGGCAATCGCCTCCACTGACGACTATGGCGCCCCGACATTCGCCAACCCGGTTGTTTTTGATGCCAGCTTCAAGACCGGTGGGGATACGGCCAAGGATGAGCAGGGCGTTGAGTTTCAGCCTCAGTCAACCTACTGGCCCTCCGTAGCCATCGGAGTTATCACCCGAGGACAGTACATCGCGATCGGCGATCAGTCTGCGGTGCCGGACCCTACGACGATCAGCAGTGAGATCATCCGCCAGGTCAATGAGTTCGACAGTTCGTTCTTCGGGTGGACCGAAGACGTTATTCTGCTGACTGGGTAGCTCATGCCGGTTAAGGGCGCCAAAGAGGTCAACCAGAACATTAAGCGCTTCATCGATAAGGCTCGCGGCCCCATAACTGAGGTCACTTTGACGAAGGTGCTTATTGCTGGTGCAGCTCATGCGGCCAGGATCACGCCTGTCGATACGTCCAACCTGATCAACTCTCAGTTTCGGAGAGTGGAAAAGGGAGTCGCAGGCATGTTCGGGCGGGTCGGCTACACAGCGGCCTATGCCAGATTCGTCCACGATGGCGGCGAGAAGAACTGGCAGAAGGCGAGCGCCGAGGCTGAGTTCCTTCGTAAGGGCTTCGAGCGCGACGGGCTTGGCGAAATCAAGCGGATTATAGCGCAAGGATACAAAGTTTAATGGCAACTCCGGCTGAAGAACTCAGAACCCACCTAAATACTGCCTCCCTGCTTGCTGGCTTCACGTTCCGGTTCTTCCGATGGAATGACGCAGACATTGCCGCCGGGGGTCGCCACGCCGTTATCAGGCCCGAAGGGGGCGGCCAAGTTGACCCGGCGATTGGGCGCCCGGACCTTCGCTTGCTGCTCGTCGGCGGCAAGAACGAGGCCCAGGCAATCGAAGTGAACGCCCAGGCTATCAAGTCTTTCTTGCTGCAAAACCCAAGCTCGGGCGACATAATGCAGTTTATCCTGTTGAGTGATATAATCGGACCAACGTTTTTAGAAAATGACCGCCCTGTATTCGAATTGAACATTAGGGCCTTACAATCAAGAGGTGATGAATAATGGCTACAGGCGGAGCTTTTGTAGGACGCGATATCATCGTGTCATTCAGTCTTAACCAATCAACAACCGTAGTGCCGGGCGATTTTAAGCGTCTGGGGGCTGTTCGGGGCAAGGAGTTCGGCCCTGAGTGGGATACCATCGATGTGACGGCGGACGACTCTCCGCAGAACCTTCGTGAGAATCTGGCCACTTTCGTCAAGTTCGACGTTTCCTTGGACGGCATCAGCCGCGAAGAGGAGATCAAGAATCAGGATGAGATCGAGGATTACGTCATCAATCCCACCAATGACCAGCCCTGTGGCTGGCTGCGGATTGTTCGCCCTGCCAAGGCTGGCACAAAGACCTTTGATGTGCCGGTGATCTTCACCAATTTCCGCACCACCGGACCATACGATGACGGCGTTACTTGGTCCATGGATTCAATCTCTAACGGTGCCATCACAACCACCTACGCATAAGGGCTTAGATCATGGCTGCAATTACAGCAACAACTGTCGGCGACGGCGACACGGTAATGACCGTGACCACTCTGGGCGCTTCCGACACGCTCGTGTTTGATTCACAAAAAGGGCCTCTGTTGATTCTCGATAACGTGACAGGAGGCGCCCTGACTGTAACCCTTGACGGAGACGGTGGAACAACTGTTGATGTTGACGGCGTCGGGGCGGTCGATGTTTCTGGCGGATTCGTGACTGCGCTGATTGGAATCGGCGCCAAGGTGGTTGTCCGGCTGGGTACGGTCCGCGAATACCTCAAGGGTACCGTCACCGTCACCGGCGGAACTGGCATCGAGGCCTCACTGCTGGAGCTATAAACTATGCGACAGGCTAATCCCTACGCGGGAGAGGTCGGCATATCTGCGGGGGCTGAAGAC